AGGCGAACCAGTCACGGGCCTCATCGGTATGATTGATAGGGCGCTAGACAAAAGACAGAAGCGAATACTGATGGAAAAAGAGTCAGCGTAATCACTAAGTAGTATAAGGAGAACAGAACCAATGAGCGATTTATATAATAAGATTCCAGGACTATACAAACGAGAAGAACAAAAACCATTTAATCTAATCGAGGGTGTCTATCGAGAACCAGAGTTTGAATTACTTAAAGATATTGAATGGACATTTACCGAGAAGGTTGATGGAACTAATATTCGTATTATCTGGGATGGACACAATGTTGTGTTTGGTGGTCGTACAGACAACGCACACATTCCAAACCATTTAGTAAACGAGCTTAATAATCTATTTATGGGAACACGCATGGAGCAGGTGTTTGAACAGGTCTTTGGAGAATCGAAAGCGATTCTATATGGTGAAGGTTATGGAGCAAAGATTCAAAAAGGCGGAGGTAATTACTCAGAAAAGCAGGAGTTTGTACTATTTGACGTGAAGATTAGTGACATCTACCTAGAGCGTGAGAACGTGGAAGACATTGCAAACAAATTTGATATTAAAATCGTACCTATTATTGCTAAGGGGAATCTACAAACTGGTGTAGACCTAGTGAAGGCAGGTCTTAATTCACAATGGGGTGAATTTGAAGCAGAGGGGCTTGTTGCAAAACCATCGACTGAACTGCTAAACCGCAAAGGTGAACGTATTATTACAAAGATTAAAGCAGAAGATTTCAGATGAACTTAACCCAACAGGAAGATATATAAGAGATGAGTAGAATTTTACACGGGGATTCACTAGAGGTCCTTAAAAAACTAGGCTCTGACTCGGTTGACGCCGTTATCACTGACCCTCCCTACGGTTATTCCTTCATGGGCAAGGATTGGGATAAGGCTGTTCCATCTGTAGAAATATGGGAGGAGTGTCTTAGAGTCTTAAAGCCTGGAGCGTTTGCTATGGTTATGTCAGCACCTCGCAGTGACGTACAAAACGCAATGATCAGCAGGCTTATGGAGGCGGGTTTCAGACTAGACTTCACACCTATTTACTGGACGTACGCTAGCGGGTTCCCGAAAGCAGGGAATATTGGGAAGATGGTAGATAAGCGACTGGGTGCCGAACGTAAATTTGTTGCGGAGAACCCGTGGGCTTTTAAAGGCGACCCTGGAACGAGTTTCAAGAACGACGGACGTAAGAACCCCCAAAGCTCAGGACACAACCCAATAACTGCAGCATCTAGCGAAGAGGCCAAGGTGTTAGACGGCTCATATGCTGGTTTTCAGCCTAAACCAGCAGTAGAGGTAATAATTGTAGCTATGAAACCTCTAACTGAAAAAACCTATGTGGATCAGGCACTGAAGAATGGACACGGCATTACGTGGTTAGACGATGCAAGAATTCCTACCTCAGAGGTTTGGAAGTCTCACCCGTCCCCAGATATTAGGGGTGGTAAATACGGAGGATCTGATGGCCGCAGCCACCCTACATCTATTGCAAAAGCCCACGAGGCTGGCCGATTCCCTGCGAATCTCTTAGTGAGCGATGATGTGCTGAACGACGGGAGTATCACAGTAAGTAAGAAACAACGGATACAGGTAAAGGGCAGGAGTGGCGGGATACTGGGGAAACAAGGGACAGACAGAGATTACATCGGTGGAGTAAACGACTCAGGCTCGTACTCCCGCTACTTCGATCTAGATAAATGGGCACAAACTCTCCCATTCCTCATAGTCCCCAAAGCCAGCAAGAGAGAGAAGAGTAGCGGTCTGGAAGCTGCTGGTCTTAAAGCTGTTCATCCAACTGTGAAGCCGCTGAAGCTCATGTCTTACCTCGTAGCTCTCACCACTCGTAAAGGGGACACTGTTTTAGATCCATTTGTTGGGAGTGGAACTACGGTTATTGCAGCAGAGAAGCTAGAACGTTACGGTATAGGTATCGAACGTGAAGCAGAGTACGTTGACATCGCTAGGGCAAGACTTGGTGACTCCAAGAACAGTATTACTCAGATAGAGCTACTATGAAGCAACAGAGTTGTAAGTTCACCCTAGAAGATGGTACGCGCTGTAAAAGCGTATTTCACACAGCCATGTACCACAAAGAACGTAAGACTATTAAACGTAGTGAGGTAAAAGTTCCTCCTATTAAGATTGATAGGTTATACAAAGCCATATCTAGAGTATCTAAGAAGAAAGCGCCCACACGCTCACAGCTAGTTAAGAAGTTAGATGCAGTATTTTCGCAGTACATACGCCTTAAAGAGTCTATAGAGATAGACGGAGAGCGATACGCTACTTGTGTTACATCTGGAGAACAACGCCCCTGGAAACAGCTCCAATGTGGGCATTTCTATACAAGAGGAAGATACGCTACGAGATGGGATGAGATGAACTGTCACCCGCAATCCTATAGAGATAATGTCCTATTGAAAGGGAATTATATAAACTATACAAGATATATGATTGATCGTTACGGAAGAGAAGCTGTCGATGAGTTGGAAAGAAAATCACTCAGTACGGTTAAAATATCATCTGTTGAGCTAAAAGAAATGATAGAAAAGTACAAGAAACTCGTTGCAGAGTATTGACATACCATAAGCGAACATGTATACTACGAATAGATCACCAGAAAGGCGATCAACGAAACCAAGAGCAGCACTCAAGTAGTATCTCGTCATAGACAGATCAACTCCTCAAGGTCACAAACATTAACAAATCATTCGTCTGTAGTAGTGCCGAAGCGGTGAAACTATGGGTTCGAGGCCAGAAGATGCTCGAGTCTAGACACAAAGGTACAGGCCCATAGTGGAGCAACGGCTTTAGCACCATACAGACGAATACAAATATAGAAAAGAGTACATATGAGTAAAGCACCTAAAAAAGAAGTCGCAATCGAAGAATTACTAGAAAAAGAACGTCGCAAGAACCGTCGTATTGTCACAGCAGTTTTAATCGCTGTCGCACTACTTACAGGATTCATTGCAGGACAAGTAACAATGCGTAATGAAGTATCAGATATTAACGCACAAGCAATTAGTACGTATATTTCAAAAACGAAGCAGTAGAAGCCGTCGCTACTGTTCCAGAACCTAAGACGGTAGAAGTTCCAAGTATTGAAGCACAAGCGCCTGTAGAGCCTGCTAGTGAGCCTACAGAGCCATTAACAAACGAACAAATCGTACGCAACGCAGCGAACAAGTATGGTATCAGCGAGGACTATTTTGTGAGTATTGCAAAGTGCGAAAGTTCACTAGACAATATGAGAGTAAACTATAACTATAGTGAGAACGGCAAGGACTTTCCTTCGGGACTATTCCAGCACCTTACAAACTATTGGGATGCTCGTGCAGCAAAGTATGGTTACGAAGGAGCAAGCGTGTTTGATGCAGAAGCGAACGCTAATGTGACCGCACAAATGTTTCGGGATGGCCTACAACGATACTGGGAATGTAAAAGTTAAGAGTTACTTAATACAAACTCTATACAGTAAGCTAGATAAATAAGGAGGAACAGTGAACAGGCAAGAAGTAATCGAACAACTACAGGTACTAAAAGAAGCAGTAAACAAGTCTGACTTTAGTAACGCATTCTCGGGTACAACAGAAAAGCTCATTGAAGATGCAGCAGTGCAGCTACTTGAACAGTCTCTAGGTATGTTTGAACTATCTGTTCCTAGTAAGTAATTTAACAATTAGGTTGAGCGTTGTATCGTGGCCTTTAGGGCTTAGGAGTTATAAACCTGAGTTTCTTGAGCGAACCGTAACCAATCGGCCGTCCTAGGGGGGGCTGAGACGGAAACTTTAGGCCAGGCTACAACGCTCAACAATAACTAACCTCTATATAATGCTGGGAGCGATTTAATTATACGTGAAGAAGTGTTGCCACAAACACTAGTGGCTAGCGGTATCGTTTCTAGCACTGTGTAGAGATTAGAGTACAAAGACTTATAGATAGTCACATGGTGGCAAGTAAGCTCAGATTGGTAAGAGCATGCGTAGAGAATACGTGGTCGCTGAGTCGATACCAGCCTTGCAACCAGCCGTCTGTTTATAAGGTTAACAGATGAAGTACGTGAACAATTGAGCGTGGCTGAGGGGGGTCGTCCTAGTGATGCTAGGAGGGCTTTGGGAATCACGTTACTCTTAGCGGAGTTTCGAAAAGATTAGACGCCCGAAGTGCGAGTGTTGCAACTAACTCGTCCTCCACCAAGCACGCTTAATACACAAGATTTTGTGAATAGTTGTGTATAAGGTTAATAACAATATTAAGTAAGGAGTTTACATGAGTAAATGGAAAGTTGCATTATACCTACCAATAGGTGTTGTATGGGCAAGTGTTGACGAAGTTTATGGTGGTGAAGTCCAATACTTTGACACTCTAAAAGATGCAGAAAACTATGGTAGAAGCAAAAATGTTGTCTTTGAACCAGTTGAAGTAAAGCCGAGTAACTAACCCTTAATATAGAAGGAGAGATAATATGAGCAAAGTATATTTAATACAGGGCATTGGCGGTTCTACAGAAGGTTGGGACATGTACCAAGGTCACGTTATTGTTGCAGAGAGTGCCGAGTCTGCTCGTATGAAAGCCGCACTTAAAGCCGCAGACGAAGGTGAAGAAGTATGGATGAGCGCAAAGAAATCGAGTGTTGTACTCGTGGCAGACGATACAGAACTACAAGATGGCATAATTTTAAGTGATTTTAACGCAGGTTAGAAAGAAGTAATAGATAATGAGCTGGTTAGACGAAGCAAATGAGGATTTGAGGATATACAGGCTTAGTCGTGTAGGAAGAAAACACATGAGCTTTGAACAGATGTGGAGAGAGTGGATAAGATCAGCCTAAAAACTGGTCTTTTTTCTATTGCATTCGCTTATGGTATGTAGTATACTAAAGTTAATCAACAAGAAAGGCGATCACAATGAACACACTCAACTGGAACACTACTGTAGAAGAAGCACAACACAACTTCCTATTAAAGCTTCAAGAGCGATCTAAAAATAAGATTCAACTTGAAAAAGAAGCAAAAGCCGAAGGACGTTGGGATTACCGAAACAATAAGATCGTGGATGAGGAACTGTAATGAGTAAGCAAGAATCCGTATTTGCCCTAGAGCAACTACTTGAGTACGCAAAGTACCTGGAAGATACTGGACACCTAAGTTACGATCTACTGTCACAAAGAGTTGCTACTTATAAAGGAGACGACGATGCTGAACTTCTTTAACAACAATATCCGCCCTTTAAGTGATGAATTAGCAGAACTTTTAGACGATAAAGTACGCGCAGATGCAAGAATAGAGGAAGATGAAGCTAAAGCTTTAAAAGCAGAACAGGATTGCGATGACTAAACTTACCAAACAGCAAAGCCTTGTACTTGGAGTCATACAAAGACACCCCGCAGCAGCCGACAGTGAAACATTTCTACTTGAACGCTACTGGATTGAAGTCGACAAGTGGGACGAAACAAAATCACTATACTGGAACCTACAACGATCAACACACGCGGAAACGATCAGTAGACGACGCAGAGAGCTGTACAACATGGGGTTAATAGAATACTCCGATAAAGCCCTAAAGTCTCGTACAAAGGCTTTTAAGAAAGAATTAGACGCACATTCAAACTATAGCAAAGACATGGCTGAGATTGTTAAGCCAAAGATCCGCTTTGAAATGGTAGATGGAGAGAGGGTTGCGGTAATAGAGTGAACCATGTAGACACAGACTGGGCGCATATAGAGTGGATAAACGTGCACCATACCCACTTGAAACGTATCAAACAGCTATTTAAAGAGAGGTACAACCTCATAGAGTTATACATGATGTACCGGGGAATCATTCCGTACAACCAGTTAAGGGACATTACAAAGAAAACTAAGCGCCATGAACGAATTTAAAGGAGATTAAATGACAGAGAAAAGACTAGACCCAATGTTCACAAAGAACGCCCGTTCGATTGCAGCTAAACAGCGAGCAGCACGACAAAAAGAGCTAAACCCTGACCACTTCTCGAAGAACGGTCAAAAGGGTGGCCTTGTATCAGGAGTACCAAAAGGCTTTGGAGCTATGGACCCTGAGCGTCACAAGCAACTCTCACAGGACGCTATTAACAAGAGGTGGAAAAAAGATGGCGAGTAAACAAATCAATTTCAAGATAACTTACGAATACGATCGAACCATTAAAGAGGTACATAAAGATATTAAACGGAGGACACGGTAATGCTATTTAAACTACACGCAGCCATTGCCCGTTGGTTAACGAAGGACTTGCGATAATGGATAAACAACTACGAGATAAAATTACCAATATCGTCACTAGGAATGGTAAATCAG